AACGCTGTTGCTGCTGTACGGTACTCGCCATGTCGTGGAACGCTGGGTTAGGGAATCCCTATCCGCGCCACATGACGGCCCAGTTGACGCGGATATGTGCCGCGTTTTTACCGTCGAACATGACATCGATACGGTTTCCGCTTCTCGTGACACGCACCGAGGTGACTTGACGGCCGTTCGCGTCCCAGTCCCCGTTCATGGCGGAAACGCAAACGTCATCGCCCCAATCGCGGCCGAACTGTTGCCGGAACTGGCTGAACGTCCACAGGGTCGCATAACCGCCGCTACCGGCATCATAGAGCACGCTGCTCCCCGTGTAGAGATGCAACGGGGATAGGGAATCCCACACGTCGCTCATCGGCCGCAAAACGTTGAACAGGGGCACTGGTGTGCCGATGGTGATGCCGTCCAACGGGATGCGGTACAGCGCCATGTCGTAGGTGGTGCCCCCGTCCAACGGGCTGGTCGTGTTCAACGCGGGGTCGGTGGGCGTGCCCGTGGTGGGCGTGCCCCTGACCACCACCAGTTCCGCGCTCTCGATGCTCTGCGAGCCCTTGGTGTACCGGCATACGATGAGGTCGTTGCGTTTCTGACCTTGACTGCCGTTGGTGACGATCAGGTCCTCGGGCGTGCCCTGGCTGACGTGACGCCCCTGCATGACCAGCTCGCCCGTACCGATAGTCACCTTGTTCGCGGAAACGACCGTAATCTCGAACTTGTCGTGAACATTAAGCACGTAATCATCCAAGCCGAGGATGCCGGCGTTCAACCCGGCGGCCTGTTCCGCCGTGGCGTGCGCCTTGCCCGCATGTCCGGTTACGAGTTCAACCATTCCGCTTGCCTCCGTTCTTGTACCAGCTATCGAAGCCGTTGTCAATGTCCTTCATTTTGTTCGTCCACTCGCCGAAGCAGTTCGCGCAGAGCAAATGGTTTTCGAACTCGTTCTGCGCGTTGAGACGGCGGGTGTTCCACCAGTCCTTCATGCCGGCAGGGTCTTCCTCGCTCGTGTACCAGCCGGTCTTGCCGCACCGGTCGCATTGCATGACAATCGCATTGTCGATACGCGCCATAATGGCTCCCTTCCTTATTCGGCCTCGTAATCGACGCTCAGCACGCCGCCCGAGACCTTGACGATTTTCTTGGTTATCGAGGCGTTGACGGTGATGCCCGTGAGATTGTCACGTGCGGTGACCGTGTCGCCAACGTCGAACACCACGTTCGCGTCGTCGCGGACGGTGACCCTCACGTCACCCTCGGATTGCAGGTCCTGCAATTTCTCACGAGTCTTCTGGTTCAGCTCGGCGGTTTCTGCGTTGCTGTAGTCGTAGACCTGCGTTATCTCGTCCACGCCCCTGAGCGACTGGGTCTGACTGACGGTGCCTTTCGCGTCCGCATACCAGTGGACGACCACGCGGGCCGTCAAATCGCCCTTGCCCAGGCCGATGAGATGGTTCGGTTTCCTCCACGTGCGCGTCGCGTCGAAATCGATCAAATCGGAATCAATCGAGTCGCCGTAATGCGCGACCGGTTCGGCCCAGATGTTGACCTGGCCGGACGCATAGGCAAGCCTGAGTTTCAGCCCGCTGGCCTCGCACATCTTCCGCAAACCCGTATAGCAGTCCGTGTAGCGGTCGAACCGGTAGCTTTTGATGGTCTGCGCGCCGGCAGTGGGCGAGTCCACCGCGTCGAACACGCCGTCAAGACCGACGCGACTGATGAGCGAGCCGATGACCGTGCTGGCCGTGCCGCTCACGGTGAGATAATCCTTGCCCTTATCAGGCTCCAAAATCTTGTTCGCCAACATGCCGTGCCACGTGCGACCGCCGTAGGTGAGGGTGCTGCGGCCGTCCTTCAGCGAGTCCTTCAGGGAGTCCACGACGCCCCCGCATTCGCCGCCGTCGAAATACACGTAGCTACCGGCATCGATGAGCCGGTCCACGGTCAGTTCGAAATCGTTCTCGTCCGCGCCCCACGCGGCGTCGAGCGTGAAGTCCTCAAGGCTGGCTTGGTCCACGTGGCTCGCACCGGTGACGATCAGTTCCGCCATGGTGGCTCGCTTTCCTCCTGATAGACGGTCAAATCGACGCCGAAGCCGCTCCACTGCACGATGGAATCGCCAGCCGGTATCGGCTGGAAGATGTATTCGCCCCCGTTGAGACCGGTTCCGCGCCGGCCCTTGTCGAACACGTTGGTCTCGTCGCCGTTCTCGGCGGTCATGACGATGGTGCGACGGCCTGCAATCGAGGTGACGGTCACGTAGGAGCCCGAGGGTATGTCCATGTCGAGCGCGTACGTGTTGCCGCCCAACGTGAGTTGCGGGTTCGACACCGGTCCGAATATCACCATCTGGAACGGCATGGCAGTGGGCATGGGATTCGAGGCCACCGCGTTCCTCGTGGTCGCCAGATAATCATGCGGATAATCATGCGGATAGTCGAGGTCCAGTCCGGGCGTGAGCGCGTCGCTCCAGAAGTGCTGCGATTCCCCGGCCTTACGCCAGATGCCGTCAAGCATGACCACGGTGAGCTTCTGCCGGATTATCACCGGCGTGATGGTCTGCGGCTCCGCCTTGACCACGTAGGCGCGAGTCGTCCAGCCGTCAGCATCAAACATGCCCGGCGTTCCTGCGGCAACGTCGGCATCGAACAGGCGGCGCGTCGAATCCACCTTCTCGGGGCAGCGGACATAGGTTAGGTCAAGCTCGGCCTCGCGCGCCGTACGACTTACTCCGGTCAGACTCCGGTATCCGATGGTGTACGACCATTCGCGACCGCGCAGCCCATCCGCCGTCTGAGCCCAGGTATCGGGCCCTTCCAGTGGGATCGTCTCACCGGTCGAGGCGCATATATAACTAAGCGATCGCATTGCGTATCACCCTTCCGAGTTCACGACCATCCACCTCGATGCCAAGCTTCTCCATAATCAGCGGCATATCCGCGTGCAGTGCGCGCAGCTCCGATAGGAGTTCGCCAAGCAGCTCACCGGACGATGTTTCGCTACTTGTGGGAACGGCGGTTCCAACTGACTTCACGCCGTATCCGGCAGCTACGTCCGGGGTCGTGAACCTCGTAGATGCGACACCGGAGGCCATGTCGTTCATGCTGGCCATGACGGCAGCTTGGCTGTTGCTGATGCCCTGGGCGAGGCCGAGGCCGATGTTCCGACCTATCTGGTCGCGGAACAGGCGTGATGGCGAGTGGATGCCGAGCATGTTCTTCACGTTGGCGATGGCGTCTTTCACGCCGCCGAGAATGGCGCTGCCGACTTGGCCGATACTGCCCGTGATGCCGTTGATTATGCCCTGCACGATCTGCGAGCCGATGGACACCATGCGTCCCGGTATGGATGCAAGCGTGTTGACCAGATTGCTGAGGAACTGCTGTCCCGCCCGCAACGCGCCTGATGCCATGCTGCTGGCGAATGAGCCAACCGCACTTATCGCGCCGGAAAGCCCGGCGCCGATGCGTCCGGGCACCTGCGAAATGTAGGAGCCGATGGACGAAAGGAACCGTGAGCCGGCGTTGACCGCGTTCGACGCCATTTGCCCGACGAAGCTGGCTGCGGCGCTTATCGCACCGCTCAGCCATGAGCCTACGTTCGACGGAAGCTGGGAGATGAACGTGCCGACGTTGCTGAGGAACTGGGAGCCTGCGGAAAGCGCGTTGGCACCCATCTGCGCGGCCCAGCTCGCCACCGACGCGACCGTGGAGGTCAGCCAGTTCCATATGTTGCCCGGCAGCTGCATAAGGAACGTGCCGAGGTTCGTGAGGAACTGCTGGCCCGCAGAAATCGCCTGAGAGCCGAGCTGTGCGGCCCACAGCACCACGAACGTGATGCCGTAGGCGAGCCAGTAGGCTATCGTCGCCGGAAGGTTCGTGAGGAAGTTCGCTATGTTCGAGACGAACTGCTGGCCCGCCTGCAATGCCGACTGGCCGAAGCTCACCGCCCACGTGCCAATCGACGTGATAAGGTTCGACAACGCCGTTCCGATTGCGGAAGGCAGTTGCTGGAACCATTGAATGACGGATTGGATCGCGTTAGGAATCGTCTGCGTGAAGAAGTTCGCGATGTTCTGGCCGAGACCGGTGACGAACGACACCACCGACTGCCACGCGGAAGAGAGGAACGAGGTGAACGCCGCCCACGCCTTGCGGCCTGTCTCGGTCTGCGTGAAGAACCAGACAAGAGCCGACACAAGGGCCGCTATCGCGGTGACCACGAGAACAATTGGGTTTGCGTTCATTGCCGCGTTGAGCACCCATTGTCCGGCTGCGGCGATTTTCGCCGCCGCGTCGAACGATTTCAATGCGGTGACGGCTGCGGATATGAGGCTCGCCGTCTTGAACGCCGCGAAACCACCCGCGATGCCAGCAATGATGGTTCGTATCGCATCGCCGTTGCCGATCGCCCAATCACCAAGCGACTGCAATGTGGACGCGAGTTTTTCGACAAATGGGGCGGCGGCGTTGAATACGTCGCCCACGAGCTGGCCGATGGAGGCTGCGACGCCACCGTTCTGACCGACCGCGAGGAAACCGGTTACTGCGTCTGACAATCCCTGACCGAGTTGCGTGAGGCCCTTCCAGAGTTCGCTGAGCGAAGCGAGGAACGCCTGCACGCCGCCGCTGTCGGAAAGCGTGCCGATGAAGATGCTCACGTTGCGGGTAAGCGCGATCCACCAGTTGACGAGAGGGGAGATGATGTTGTTCAATCCCGTGAGGAAGTTCTGCAAGCCCCCGCCATTCGTGACGACATCGAGCAGACTCCCGCCGAATGCCTGCGCGTTCGCCGCCAGACCTTTCAGATACATGCCGAGCTGCCCGAAATCGGACTTCCAGATCGACACGAGCGGCTGCGCGGCCTGCGCCGCCTTGCCGAACCAGCCTTTCACGCCGGTGACCATGCTCGCCGCAGCGTCGCCGACCTTGCCGAACTGGCTGGAGAAACCGTTAATCGCTCCGGCTATGTTCTCCACTCCCACGGCCTCGATGACCTTCTGCACGGCCTTGGCGACGCGGTTCTTCACGTTCTCCATGGCCGTGCCGATGCCCTGAGTCGCGTCCTTCGCCTGCTGGGCGAACGAGGCGTATTTGCCGAAACCGTTCTGGTTCAGTTCCATGACCTTCTTGTTGAAATCATCGAAACTGATCGACCCGTTTTTCATGGCCTCATACAGGTCGTTTGAGTTCTTCCCTGCGCCCAGCATGGCCTCGGCCACTTGGTTGAGCTGGCCCGGCATGGCGGCCTGAATCGAACGCCATGCCTGCATGTCCACTTTGCCCGCACTCAGCATTTGCGTGTACTGGGTGAGCGCGTTCTCCTGCTCCATCGTGCTTGCACCGCCTGCAAGCATGGCGTTGTTGAACGCCAAAGCGATGTCGGTGGCCTCGTCGAGGTTCGAGGTCAGTGGGGCGAGCTGCTGCACCATGCCGGTCATTGCCGAACTTGTGGTCGGCAGGCCGTCCAAGGCGTTCGAAATCTTCTTGATGGATGCGGCCGCGTCCTGCGAACTGTAGCCGAGGTTTTTCATGACCTTCGGGAAATTGTTCATCTGATCGGCGCGGCCGACCGCGCTGCCGATGCTGTTCGAGATGACGCCCATAGCCTTGGTCGTGACCGCCGCAGCCGCGCCGATGATGCCTCCCTTGGCGAGCAGGCCGGACGCGAAGCCCTTGCCGGCCTGACCGCCGCCCTTGCTTCCCGCGTTCTGGGATGCGTCGCCGAACGCCTTTTCGATGGCCTTGCCGACGCCTTCCATCGAGGGGACGATGGGCACGTAGGCGGTCGCGAGATTATAGGCCATTGTTTCGCCTTCCTCTGTTTGGTTATGGTTGTCCGGTCTGCGGTCGGTTCCTCACACTGTTCACGGTCGTGAACCGTTGGTTCATGAATCGGTCGAGTTGTCCGACGGTCATGCCCACGGCCTTGATGGTGCGCGTGCGGCGTACGGTATTCCCATCGGGGTTTTCGGGCTGCTGGCCGGATTCGTGGGATGATTTTGGCAGTGGATTGCCTGGACGCGGCAACGGATTGGGCCGAGGACCTCGTTTCTTCGGGTCCTCGTTGCCCCACATCCACAGGTTCATCTGTTCGATGCGCAGCACGGCGAGATACTGGTCGAACGTCCACGCGCGCGCCGTGTTCAGTTCTTGCCAGACACGCGATCCATCCGGCAGATTCACGGCCAGCAGCGCGGCCTGCATGGGCGGAAGGTCTCGGACGGCAAGCCCGTACTCTCTTCTCATGTCCGCCGCCAACTGGTCGGGGCAGCGGTCGAGAAGGAGCACGAGCGTCATGAGTTTGGGAAAGCCTTACCCATCTCCTCGAACAGCTCGGTCAGGAAGGTGCCCATGGTTTCGCCGTCGATACGACCGTCAGCCCCTCGCAATCCATTCTTGACCTTGTCGTATGAGTCGCCGAGAAGTCGGCGTAGGAATGGGATGATTTGCAAGGCGTTACCCTTCGGGTCGGCTTGAAGGTCGTAGAGAGATTCCATGAACTCCCAATCGTCCAAAACCTTCGGGTCGATACCGATATCGATTCCACGGACGTTGACACGGCGAACCGTATTCTTGGACTGCTTGTGGTCCTGTGGATGGCTGGCAATCTGGTTGGCGTTTGTGTTGCGGTGGCTTCGGTTGCGTGACATTCTGATTCTCCTTGATAAAAAAAGCGGTTCTCTCCTTGACGGTTAAAAAAGGGTTCCCCTCGCGGCAAGGAGAGAAGAAAGGAATCCGCGAGGGGAAGCGTTGGCTAGTCGAGCCGTTGCGGTCACGGTCAGAGACTCTGGTCTTTTGGGATGCCGATATATTCGATGGAGGTGACACCATCGCCCATGTCGTTCGCGTTCACAGTGAGGTCATAGCCGAGCACGTCGCTCGAATGCATCTGGCGGTCGCCGAATTCGGAACGGGTTGCGGAACCGATGACGGTACGGTCCTTCACGTTGCCGGTTGCAACGATCTCGAACACGAGCGAGACCGGTGTATCGTCGGGTATCTGATGCTTGATGACCATGCTCTTGTCCTTGCCGGTCACCGCGTCGTTGCCGTAGCGCATCTGCGCCGCTGCCTTGCGCAGGAACTCGATGAGCACGAACTTGTAGCTTTCGGAGTAGCTGGAGACGACTTTCATCACGGTCGTACCGTTCGCGTCCTTGACCTCGGCGGTGTCGGTGTCGGTCGTGTTCGTGATGCCGTCCTCCGACAGGTAGCCGATGAGCTGGAAAGCGGAGTCGAGCTCGCTTTCAGAATCGGTGGGCAATGCGGTGCCGACGGGTGCCGCGTACGCGTAGCCGCCGACCTTGAACTTGCCGAACGACACGTTTGTGGAATCGTTCTTCGTTGTTGTTTCATTAACCATGATTAGGCCCTTTCTGGAAATGATGCTCATTCGTCGGTCTTGACGGTGAGCTGGATGAGTATCTGGTAGCGTGGCCGTCCGTCCGGCATGGGGAAGTCGGTCAGGCCGGTGATGTCCCAATCGGCCACCTCGGGCAGTTCAACGATGCGTTTCAACCGTGGCAGCACGAGACGCTGTGCCACGTCCGAAGCCTCCCAACGTGAAGCGGCCCACACCTGCACAGCGATCAATGGTCTCGACACGAACCAGCCCTCCGAACCTCCCGTGCGTTCCACAGTGACGAACGGGATACGGTTCGTGGCGCTGGATTCGGCGGGAACCTCGAAGCTCGCGGGATAATCCTTGAGTTCGGGTGCCGCGTTGAGCCAGTCCATGACGAGCTTCTCCGCGTTCATCAGCCGCCTCCCAGCGCCTTGGCGAGCGTGTCGCGCACGGCGTTATCGATGCACGCGGCGAGATTATCCGTATGCACGAGCACCGTCGCGCCCTTCTCGTTCGCCCGCGGGCCCTCCGCCGTGTACGACGGCTGCCCCGCGTGAGTCGGCGCGGCCATGGAGTTGGCGCGGGCCGCGATCTTCTGTGCCTCCGACAAGGCGGCGCGAGCGCCCTCGTTGCGCCTGTACGCCTGGAATGCCGAATAATGCAGTTTCACCCGTTTCATGCACTATCCCTCCGCGTCGGTGACTTCGACCGTGAGATTCCAGGCGGTCGGCTTCATGCCGCCGCCCAATGGCCTCGGGTCGCCAATCACCTTGTATTCATGCCCGTCGATGCGCACCCCCGCCCCACGCAGGCTGCGGAACTCATAGGAGCGGGGGAACAGGCACGTAAACGCCACGGTCACTCCGTCAGGGCGCAGCGAATCGGTTGCATTCGACATGGCACCCGGCGAGACAAGCACGTTGCCCACCGATTCGATATCGACCTTCGTGACGGGCGAACCGCCCGGGTCGGTCTCGCCCGTGGGCGTGTAGCGCACCACTTTCACGGTTTCGCCCCTCATGACGCCTCCCCGTTCGACAGGTCGATGCTGTAGAAGCGTTGACCGGTGAGCCTGAGCGCCTTCTTCTGCCCCTTGGACAAGTAGAATTCGCCGCGAGGGTTCGCGAATGTCATGGATTGGGTGAAATTCCCCGCCGTGAGGCTGAGATTGCTGGCACCGGTGGTGTCGAACCCCGCGCCCTCGGTCTGCATGTCGGACGAGATCGCATCCTTGGCGAGCTCGCAGGCGATGCGTTCAAGCGTCGCCCGCGATATGTTCCGCCAACCCGGGCATTGTTCGCGAAGGAACTGCGAGGCATCGGCAAGACGCTGATCCACATAATCGGGGTCGTCCGGCATCTGCTTCCAGCGTTTGGCCAATTCCAAATGCGTGGCAAATGGGTTTTCTCCCGTGTCGTCGAACATGGCGGCCTCCTTAATGTCAGAATGCGATGATGCCGAAGCCGCGTGCTGCGGCCGGCAGCTTCAGTCCCATGGCCATCACTTTGCGGTGGCCTACGCCGCTACGGCGGAGGCCGGCGCGATGACGTACGCCGGGAAGCGCTTGGCCTTGTCCGACTGCACGTCGTTGATCGGGTTGGCGATCTGGAAGCCCACGCGGAACACGACTCGCATGGCCACACAATCCTGCTGGGCGAGGTTCAGAATCACCTTGCCGTCGTCGTCCGTGATAACCGCCTGGTCAAGCAGCTTGTAGGTGATGTCCTGACGGATGCCGACCACGAAGTTCGACCAGTCGGCACCGAGCAGCACGGCCTTGGTGGTATCCCATGCGCCGTTATCGACCTCGTTGAGGCCGAAACCGTAGAGGGTGGACGGCGCGCCGGAGGCGAGCGAGGGCACGTAGATCGGGCTGCCGTTGGCGTTGCGCAGGCCGATAAGCTCCCAGTTGAGGCCCGGCTTGCTGGCGAAGCCGTTCATGGCGAACCCCTGTTCGGCGAGCTTCTGGCCCATGGTGGCCACGTCCTTGGCGAGGTCCTTGCCCTGGGTGAGCGTGTTATGCGCCGCGATGGCCTGCGGGATGATGCCGTCGGGGAAGCTGGATGGTTTGTCCACGCCGAACAGGGTCGCCTGGTCCAGCTTGTAGCCGAGCGCGGCCGCCAGACGCGGCGTGACCTCCTCCCACAGAGGGATGCCGGAATCCGCGATGACGGCTTCGGGGATGGGCACGATGGCCGCAAGCTCCTCGGCCGTGATGCTCAGGCCAGACCATTTCATCTTCGTGGTCTGCTTGAGGCCGGTGTCGCCGCCCACCCAGTAGGCGATTGGCTTGGAGTCGAGCACCGGCTGGGTGCGCGTGCGGGTGCTCATGCGAATCTGACGCATACGGGTCAGGGATACGCTCGTCTTGGGTGCGTCCTGAATGATTTGGGTCGAATGCTCGGTGGGGATGAGTCCGCCGCCGAGATCGCCGCTGGTGATGATGTTGTTCACGTTGGAAACCATCGTCATTCCTTCTTTCTATGAGGTTTATTTGCGTTTCTGCTTGAGGAACTGATCGCGAAGCCAGTCGCCGGATGTGTCGGAAGGTGCTGGCGGCTGGTTGGATTCGGATGAGGCGTGCACATTCGGCTTGGTCTTGTCGGCGATGTAGTCGGCGAGCGCCTTGCCGTTGGCCTGCATCTCTTCGAGCGTGGAGCCGTGCAACAGTCCGATGGGTACGCCGGTTTCCTTGGAAACCTGCGTCTTCCATTCGTTCTGCTGTTTCTCCGCCTCGTAAGCGGCGTTCTTGGCTTCAAGCTCCTTGATGCGTTTGGCGGTCTTTTCGGCTTCGGACAGTTGGGCCTCCTTGAGCTGTTGCAGTTCGTCGGCGGCGGCTTTGTTGTCCTTGGCGCGTTTCTCCCATTCGCGGGAATGGGCGATGGCCTCCTTGTATTTGGCCTCGTAGTCGATTTCGGGCGGCTTCGCCCCGTTATCGGTCGGTGCCGTCTGCTGGTTGCCGTTGGCCTCTTCGGTCATGGTTCCTCCTATGGTTGGGGCCCGTTTCGGGCATAAAAAAACCACCCGTGCGGGTGGTCAGGGAAAATCTCAGTTCGAGTGCGACGGTCGGGGAACCCCGTAGCCGTCCTTGTAACGGTCGGGGTAGAGTCGGCGCATCACATAGGTGATCGTGTTCGGGTCGTTCGGATTCTCGGGGTCGCCTTTTGTGGTGGCCTTTATCATCCGATAGGTGTCGTCGTCCAGTTCGCCGTTCTCGATGAGGCTGCGTGCGTGCATGTATTCCGAGTACATGCGGTCGGGGTCATAGCCCTCGATATGAGCTTGGTCGCGATCCCATTCGGGCACGATCTGGCAGTCGCAGTCGTCGTGGAACAGACGGAACGAGCCTTTGGCGTATTTCGCGGTCTTCTCGCTGCGGTACACCCAGCCTCGCGAACAGAGCATCGTGCAGAACGCGCACGTCTTCGCACCTCTCGGCACGCGCGCGTACCGTGGTTCGGACGGATCGTGCTCGCACAGGCGGGCAACGGTCTCTCGCCCCGAATACATGACCCAACGCATCATCGCGCCGGCCAGAAACGCCTGCATGGTCTGCGGGTCCGTCCACAGGTGGCCGGCCTGCCAGCGTATGGTCTTGTCGATGCCGTCGCCGGGGAACGAGTCGGATAGGTCGTACTCCCATGGTTCTGGCACCGATTCGCCGCGAACGCGCATATACCATTCGTAGGCGGCCTGCGCCGCGAGGTCACCGTATTTGGCGACCAGCTGCGGCACATAGTCGAGCAGCATGTCACGCTGCCATTCAGGGCTGAGCTGTTGCAGCGTCTCCCACAGTTTCGCCAGATCGTGGCGAGCCAGTTCCACCGCCCTGATTTGGCTGGCCTGTAGCTGATTCAGCTGTTGGTTGTCCGTCATCCTTGTTGCCTCCGTTCACGAGGGAGTCAAGCACGCTGCGGGTCTCGGCCTTGCGCTTGTCGGCCAATAGGCGTGTGATGTCGGAATCCGTGTAGCCGAGCTTTTCCAGAATCACGTCGGAGTTGGCGAGCCATGGGATGGCCGTCACCTGCTTCACGATGGCATCGGAGAGCGCGGCCTGAGACGGGCGTTCGGGGTCACGCCAGTTGACCTGAAGCCGATTGAGCTCGTCGCTGTCTTCGCTGGTACCGTTGAGGATGGCGATGTCCCTCGCGGCCTTGCGTAGTTGCACTCCGATGGCGCGGCAGGCGTTCTTCGCCTCGATGACGAGCTCGCTTTCGGCCGCCATGATCGCTTCGGACGAGGAGGGGCCGGAATCCGTCATCACGCCGAACTGGCTGAGCGGAACTCCGGTCGCTCCGCTCATGCGTGCCGCGAGGGCGCGAAGCATGTCGGTGTGCGGCTGCATGGTCATCTGCGTGAACTGGCCGATGGTGGGCGCTTGGCCGTCCTCGTTGAGGCTGATGTTGAGCATCTTCGAGATGGTGGCTTCCCAGCCGGTCAGTTTCTTGCCGTTCTTGTCCTCTGGCGGTTCGTCCGCGCCGATGAGATAGCGTTGCGGGCTCGAATAGAATTCCGCGCTTACCTCCATGCGCAGCATGGTGCGCACCGCCGTGTCGGTGATGCTCATGACCTCGCGGCTGATGCGCGAACGGCCAAAGGGGCGGTTCAGGTCCTGATGGTAGGGGATCAGGTACACGGGCACATGATCCATGTACGTGTTCCGGGGAGCGTCCGCATGATAGCGGCCTGATTGCGTGCGGCGGATGCGAATCGTGTAGCCGGGCATGTAGAGCATGAGCTCGGAAGGCACGATGGTGTTCGTCTGCGCGTACTGGGAGCGGTCGATATCGGTTATCGACAACGCCGCCGACAGCCCGCGACGGGCGTAATCCCACAGTCCCGTCTCATAGAGGGCGCTGCGGAACGATACCGACACCTTGGAACGCAGGCCGTCTTCCGGTTCCGCGCTGCGCACATTCAGAAACGAGCATGAATGGGTGAGCGCGCTGCGGATGGCCTGCGGCAATTCCACGTCGAAGTCGTTGTCTGAAAGAATCGAATCCAAACCCAACGGGTCGCGGCTGTCGTCGCCGACTCCAACGAAACCATCGAACACGATGCGGTCGGCCAAAGCGTCCACCGATTTCTGCGGCCAGCCCACGACCTCGCTTATCCCCGCCATGCTGTCCGGCACTGCGATGGACAGATTCTTAAGCTCGTTTCGTCCGTCGTAGTATTTGGTTCGTAAAAGGTTACGTTCGAGCTTCTGGGACCATTGACGTATCATCAAATCCCACGGTTCTCGGCATTCCTCGGGCAGATCATCGACCTGCACGCCTTCAAGATTCGGGATCTGCATCAGAATGCCACCGCCTTCGCTCTTCTGCCTGGATGACGCTTGGAAGTCTTGACGTTCCAATACGCGAGAGCCACCGCTTCCACGGGGCTCACATCGACGTTCTCCATGGACGGCTCGTAGCCGAACCCGTCACCGATTTTCCTATGCTTCGCATGACCCACCGCCTCGTCAAGCAGCGGCTGTCCGAAATGGGTAAGCCTGTGATCGTTCACGGCCTGTTCGAGCATCGAACAAGCGTCCGCCATGTCGGAAGGACGCGGAACCACGATCACTCTTTTGGACACGCCCTTATCGATGAGGCTGTTGACCAGAGTAGGCGCTCCAACACGACCGTCTACGACGATGCCGATGGCCTTGCGCCACCGTTCCGCACCGTCCTTCTCGGCGGCCAGCCAATCGGCCAGCCAACCGGTGCCACCGCGCATACTGCGCGAAGCGATGACCTCCACGTGAGGCAATTCACCCGACTTGCTGGGCGGGCGCACGCACGCCACGAGGGTGACGTTCGCGCCGTCCGCACTGAACTTGACCGCATACGAGTTATAGCCGTCCATGCAGGGCCTGTCGGTCTTGCACTTGGCCCACTCGTCAACATCGATATCGGACAACGCGCCGGCCTGATCGTTCCACCAGCCGAGACGCTCGCGGGCGAAACCGTCAGGGGTCATCTTCTCCGATTCGGAAACGACCACGCTCTTCAGCAGTCGTGTGCCGAGCGATGGATTGTACCGGTACCAGCGTTGCTGGTCGTGCACGTCGCCGATCTCGTTCGCCGCCCATTCGAACCAGCACAGGTTCTTCGGCGGCTTGTCACGATGCGCGTTGCGGCGCATACGAGCGAACACCGTGCCCGGCGAAGTCGGCGGGGTCGGCGTTCCCGTGTAGATGGTCAACGGATTGCCCGAAGGTGCCGAGCTGATGGCTGGCTGTATGGCCTCCATCTGCTCGTCGGTCAGCTCCTGCGCCTCGTCGCACACCAGCACGTCCACCGTGAAGCCACGGCCCGAACTCTTCGAACGGGCGATGAACTCAATGCTGCCACCGTTCTTCAACACGATGGCCTCCTGACCGTTCGTGGCTCGAATATAGGTGACCAACTCCGCCAGTTCGGGGAACTTGCGCGCGTTCTCGAAATAGTATTTCATACGCAGGAAATGCTTGCGGCAGGTCTTCACCTCATGCGCCGTATGCAGAATCTTCATGCCGAGGATCGCGGCAAGGTATAATTCCGTGAACTCGAGAATCGCGTTCTTGCCGTTCTGGCGCGGCACCGCGCACCCGCAATCCGACGCCGCCCATTGCAGCTTCGAATCCGTGGCGAGCCACCCCTCGAGCACGATGCGCTGCCACTTGTCCGGCTTCATGTCGTAGCCGGCAGCGAGCGCGCACGCCTCTCCTCCCTCGGACTGCGCGTGCTTGGGAACCAGAGCGAAGCTAGGTTCCTGTACGCCTCTTCGCCTTGCCACCCTCGATCACCCTCAGCTTCCGTCGTTCGGCTATCTCGTCAAGCGGCGTATGCCGCTCCTGCTTCTGGACTTTCGCCTGCATGATCTGGCTGCGCGCGGCGGGCGTGACCCCGTAATCCTGTAACAGCTTGTTCAGTATGGGCACGCTGGCGAAATTGCCGGAACCCCAGATGTCCGCGTGGATCAGGGCGGCGTTCATGAGGTTGTCCCAGTCGGCCTCCGTCCACGAGTCCGCGCCTGGTGTTGAAGCCAAATGCTCCCACCATCGCACGGTCGCCTCGGGCCATTCGATGCCGTCAGGCAGGTTTGGCTGTACTGTCGCGGTCTTGGCCAACTGGATCACCTCGAATCAATGTCTAGGAGCCGCTGGAGCGGCTAGCGCGAGCGGAACCGGCTGCACGAGAGAAATCAAACTCGCCTTGCACGTATCTCGGACGCATGACAACCACCTCCATCGAGAAATCAGGAGCCAGATGAACGGGACGCCACTTTCCCCCGAGCGAGTCGCTTGCCGGTTTTCCAGTCAATACCTCGCTTGGCGAGAATACGACGCGCGGCCCTTACGGCTTCATTATCGGAATTACCCTGCGCCGTTTTCAATGCTTTTTCAACGGAAGAGGGAGGACGTACCGCGCCGGATTGAACCCGAGAACGGTATTCCGCACGTGCGGCTTCTCTCTGCGTATGGTAATCAGATGACGCGCGTTGAGCGGCTTTTTGAAATGCCTTCGCTCCGCGGCTGGTGCGAATCTGCCGGTTCGAGCGCATCTTGTCGTCCGCAAAACCGCTTATCGGACTCGACAAGCCACGCTCGGCCAAGAATTCAGATTCAGATTGAACCTTTGTGCGTCGTGCCACGAGATTCTCCAATCACAAGAGACAACAAGATCAGGAGCCGGAGGAACGCGAGCCGCCGCGAGAAAAAGCGCTGCGGATACGACCGGCCACATTACGCACCGCACTACCGGCACGCTGGAACAGGTTTCGCATAATCCACCTCCCTCCAAGCACGAAAATCGGACAGGAAAAATCAGGAGCCGGAAGAGCGGGAAGCGGTTCTGCTGTTGGCCCGTTTCATCGATAGGATTTTCTTCGCCCACGGTTTTCCCGCTTTTGCTGCGCGCTCAAGAGTTGGATCGTGGATGGCCCCGGATTTGACCAATTTGCGGTAATCGGCGAGTGCTTTTCTTTGACGTCGGGATTGTTCCTCGTCCTTAAGTGGATAGTGAAAGTTACCTCTTCGGTCAATGGTGAAATCTGGAGTGACCTTGATACCGCGTTCGGCGGCGTATTCACTGAAGGTTTGGGATTTACGCGCCATGAAAGTCTCCCTTCAATGGAAAAGCCGCCCCATAGGGACGGCTTGAACGAAAATATTGTTACCGGTTCACGATCCGCTCGATCGCGACGCGGAACGGGACGCACTCACACGCAGGGCGGACATACCGCCACCGGATGAACCGGAAGAGCGACGCCCATACCCCGTATAGCGGATATCGTTGGTGCTCGCATAACGGACTCGCCTCATAACTCACCTCCCAGCTTCCGAGCTACGGCCATACCGTCCAGATACTTGTCGCCGAGTTTGCGAAGACCATACTCGGCAAGGAAAGAATCCTTGTCGTCTCGCAACGGGAACGCGATGGCGAACCAGTGTTCGGAATCGGTCGGCTCCACGAGCTTCCTGGGACTGCGAGCCTCGACCAGCGCCTTGTGCAGGGCGGCGAACTCGGCGAGACAATCCTTCTCCAGATCATCGGAGTACTTGACATCGGCGAGCGGGTCGGGCGTCTTCTCCGCGAAACCGAGACCACCACCGAACCCGACTCCGGCACCGAACGCCACGGCAGACGACCTGGCCGGCTTGTACGAGGCAAGTAGCTTCTCGACATCACGGTACGCATAGATCCGGTGGTTTTCGCCGAAGCCAAACCGTTCACGCCACCGCGCCATCTCGGCGGGGGAGGGGAAGCACAGGCACAGCCAGAACTCGGTGTCGGTCGCATCCACGAAACGCTTGCGCTCCGCACGGGCACGCTCCCGGTACTCCTTCGCGTTCTCGTCCAGATCCTCCGGCACCGGCTTCACAGCCTTCTTGCCCTTGGGCTTCCTCTTCGAAAAATCGAATCTGAAATCACCTGACATGATCCACCTCCAACAAGGGGAACCATTCAAGCAGCGTCGCGTAATCGTCCGGTGCCTTGTCCTTGAGCACCTTGGTGAAACGCTTGTCGATGCCGTCGAACGAACGCCCGAACCACGCATAATCACACGGCAGCTCGATATGATGCCCGCGAATGCAGTCCAATACCTCGCCCTTGAGCCAATCCCCGATAGGACTGACCTTCTTGAGGTTGCGCCGCCAGTACCCGTACTGGACGAACGCGCCGCGACGCTGAATCGAATCGGCCGCACGCACACCATCAGCACACCACGTGTTCTTATCCAAGCCGATGTCGGCGCGGATGAAATCCCACATCTGCTCATACGACGGCTCAGGCAAACGCGCCGCCTCGATATAGCGCAACCGTTCGGGAGCCTGGAACACCGCATTGTTCAACCACCGGTACAGCGACGGGTGCGGATACCTTTTGATTCGGGTCTGGAACTTCTGCTCGAAATAATCCAGCTCCTCGTCCACGAACCTCAAACCGGGCACATAGTACAAATACGCGGGAACGACCTCGATGCCCATATCCCGCATCGCCAGCCACGCGGCTATGGAATCCTTGCCGCACGAAAACGCCAACAACACGGGCCTGCCATCAGCGGCCAGCTTCTCGCGCACCGCCAGACTCGTACCCTGATTGCGGATAACCGTGGTCACTTCGGCCACCTCCTTCCCGTCATGCGAATAAACCGCGAACGCGAATAAAACTCGACACCGGCACGCCGGAAACTCGACTCCGACGACTCCACGAACACATGCAACCCATGTCCACTGGATGAAACCTCCGCATAGATCACATCCGGCAGCAGCTCCAACGCCTTCGCGGGCGGACTGGTCAAATCAACATGGTCGAAATCCCAGCACGCAAGCCCATCGCCGAGCATGATGCCATAGCCGTCGCCGGCCTTCGAGCGCATGACCTCCGGGTATGACGCCCAGGTATCGGGATCAGTCGAACTGGCTGGTGACCCATCGCACATAATCGGGCGCTTGCCATCGGCGCGCACCCAACGGCGCAATGCCTTGAGTTCCTGCGGTATCTGATGTTTGCGGCTCCACGCCTTGCGGCATCTGTCCGAGCAAAACAGTCTCGGACGCCTAGGGTTCGGTGTGGATTGAAAGAAATGGCCGCAATTCCTACATTGGTTGACCATAGCTATAACTATAGCATATATTCCAATGGGTTGCAACCATAATTTCGTGACATATCAAAACTGCGGAGAATCAAACGTAACAGCCTCGAAAACAAGCGAGGCAAAAGTGTCAAACCAGCTCCGAAACGGCTCGCACGGGCGCTCGCAGGCACCCCAACGGCCAAACGTACGATACTCCACGCGGATTGCGGGGGGACGGCGGCGCTAGGACCTGTGGGGAGCCTTGCATGGGAGGGGGAGGGTATGGCCCCCGGTTACCATTGGCGGCTGATTGGGATGGTGTTTTGTGGTTGTTTTTTTGTGTTTTGGTGGCCTGTGGTGTTGGCGATTATTTTGTTGCTTTTTCTTTGGTTGCAGATTCTGTGTGTGAGTTGTGTGTTGTCATAGCTGGTTGGTGATCCGCCTCGGCTGTATGGGATGATCTCATCGAGTTCGCAGCTGAGTGGGTGTGGTGTTTTGAGTGTGAGGTCTATGGGTTTGCCGCACAGCGGGCAGATCGGTATTGGTCCTTCGGCTGCGATGTGTCTGGCCTTGCATTTGCGGCGGGCTGCTCCATTTTGGTATCGGCCTGAGCCTGCCTTGTTGCTCATGTTCCCATCCTGTGTGTTTGGTGGCTTGGGCGAGATTCGAATTCGCGATCCAGTGGCAGTGTTTACTGGATGTCACGCTATCCCAGCGTGACCGGTTAGTCCTCTACCGTACGCAAGCCGTGGCGGGCTGACTGGCACCGGCGCTTTGGACGCTGCCGGCGGAGTACTCTCAGCCCATGAGATACGGAGGATATGAGTAAAGCCCCTGAGATGTATGTCCCAGAGGCTTTCACACTTATCCTGATACGGAGTATACCACGGGGTGGATTCACCCTACTCCTGTCTGTGTTTTGTTTTTTCAGGCGGCTTGGATGGTGAGGCGTCCGCCGAGGGCGTGGATTACCTTGGCGATGGTCTGGAAGCTGGGGTTTCCGTCCTTGCTGAGGCTTTTGTAGAGGCTTTCGCGCCCCACGCCCGCGTCCTTGGCGATCTGGGTCATGCCTCGAGCCTTGGCGACGTTGCCGAGTGCGGCCTGCATGAGTGCGGGGTCGTCGTATTCGGCTATGGCGTTGAGGTAGGCGATGATGTCCTGTTCGTTTTCGAGGTATTCGCTGGTGTCGTAGTCGGTGATTTCGGTGCTCATTGCTGCTCCTTGTAGTCGTCGAGTATGGCGTGGGCTTGTTTGATGTCGGTCTGCTGGGTGCTTTTGTCGCCGCCTGCGAGCAGCAGCATGAGCACGTTGCCGCGCGTGGTGAAGTAGACGCGGTATCCGGCTCCGATGTGGAACCGCATCTCGCTGACCGGGCCTCCCACGGGTTTGATGTCGCCGAACGGCCTGCCGGCGAGCTTGCAGGCGTCGAGCCGGGCTTGGATGGCGGCTTTCGCCTCGCGGTTCCTGAGTTTCTTGAACCACTTGCGGTATTCGGCGGTTTGCTTGATTTCCATACCCTTATTGTATCTCACAGGCTACACTATGTCAAGCCGGGCGGCCGCTGGAACCCATCGCCAACGCCAGAATCTCCCGTATGTTGAACTCCCAGTAGCCGTCATCGACCGGCTTGCTGCTGGGCAGCTTGCCGCGGTTGAGCCAGTTGCTGATCTGCTTGCGGCTGACCTCGTATCCGTAGTTGTCCTTGAGCCACTGGCTCATGCCCGCAGGGGTCTTGGTCAGGTGGATTGCCTCGGCCTTGTCTCGGCTCTGCTCGCGCAGCTCGACCACGTTGATTGGGTTGCCGCATTTGCATAGCAGCAGCGATTCTCCCTTCGCGGCCATGACCTCGCGTCCGCATTCGGGGCAGACGCCGATTATCCGGCGCGTGCGCGGCCTGCGGTCCACGAGCGGTTCGATACGCTCGCAGGTGTGGATGAGCCATGTCAGCCAATGTCCCGAGCGACTGGCGCGGCATAGGTCGGGCAGTCGTCGTGGCGAGTCCCTGAGCAGGGTCTGCCATCTCGGACGGCTTTCCACGCCGGTTTCGTTCCACATGTCCTGCAAGCCGTCCTCGGTCTGGTCGAGCATGTCCTGCGCGTGGAGGTTGATGGGCGCGGGCGCTTCCCCTCCTTGCGCCACGCCTCCAGCTCCGGGCTCGCCCAGCTTGTAGGCGTGACGGGACACCTGTTGCAGGAGCATCATGTCATGGCGGAGCCGGTGGAGTGTTTTCGCGTACTGGCGGCGGCAGTTCCGGCAGAGCGTCCACGGTGCCTCTACCTGCTGGTTGCCGCAGTATTGGCATGGTTCGGTTTGGATGAACATTGTTTGAAACCCTCCACGTTCCGGCTATCATGGTGCTTGGTGAGCGTGCCCTCCATCTTTTCGGTGGAGGGTTTCGTTTTTTTTTACGCTGAATTCAGTGTTTTTACGCTGAATTCAGAGCAATGGTTCGATGAATTCTGACGTGAAATCATCCTTGTGGGGTGCGGGCGTTTCAGGATGGGCGATGATGTACAGCACCTCATCCAATGGCACGCCGAGCAGCTTCGCCGTGTACTCGGGCGTGGCCGCTTTGCTCCGATGCCATTTGAGGATCTCCTCGCGTTTGAGACTGCTTACGCTCATGACTCCTCCTTGAGCGTGGCGACATATGCGATGGCCTTGCGTTCACGCTTCGCATACTTCTCGCATTTGCGCTTGAGACGTTTGAGGCTCATGGCGTACAGGGACTCTCTGAAGTCGCCGTCCTCGTAGATTTTGGCTCGATAATGGCCGCAGGTGCCTTCCGCGCTGATTCGCGCGGTCAAATGGTCCGTAAGCTGAATCTTGCTCATACGGTTTCCCCTTTCTCGAACGTCTTGATCATTTCCATCAACGCGGCCTGATACGACTCATGCCATTTGGTGCGGTAATGCATTCGGTCAACGCATTTGAACCGATAGCGTTTCTCCTCGGAGCCTTTCACGGTTCCTGTAGCGGCCTTTAGGTGTCTGCCACATTGGGGGCAGTAGAAGCTTTCGCCGTTGCGAATGAAATCGGAGTCCCGCACGTCGCCTTTGCCGACTATCCGGTAGAGGTCATCAAGCCAACTCATCGTCCACCTCCATTTGTTTGTCAAGCCATTTGTTGAGCAGGACGCGGGCCGCATCGCGTCGGGCTTTGGCACGTCGGGATTGGTATCCGTTCCGACGTCGGACGCATTCGGCGCAGGCCCGCCGCGTCTCATCGAAGAACACGTTGCGCCGCGGGTCCCAGCGCTTGATGTCCACCGATGAGCTATCGCCGTGCAACGGTTTACGACACAAGTAGCAGTCACTCATTGTCCGCCTCCTATTTCCTTCTCTCGCGCCATGATCTCCACGTCGTCGGCGAGCATCCTCAGCACGCCAGCGAGCGTGCCATACGATTCGGCGGTCGGATACACCGTCTTGCTGACATACACGTCCCACCTGTCGGAGCCTTGATGGTTGTCGGCCTTGAGGATAATGAGCGGGTCGGCGTCGATGAAACGACCGTCCTTCATGCCCCGCACTTTGAGCATCAGACGTATCGAATCCGCCTGCTCGCTCGTGTTGCCCAGAATATTCAGAGTGCTCATCGTCTGCCTCCCAGACTCTCGCGAATCAGCTTGTATTTCCGGTCTCCGTTGCACATCGCGTTCCAACAACGGATAGCATCCAGATAGCAGTTGCCTTTGTATGGCGCAATGTCCCATAACATGAGGCACCGCTGCCGGCAATGCGCGCACTGGAAAATCAGACGCCAGTACGAGTGGGCAAACGGTCGGGCCACTCGCTCCCATTTCGCCTTGACCTTGCCCCCGCATTTGGGACACGGGCTAATCCTGTGAAAACGCATCCGCTGCTTGTAATCACTCATTCTTCCGTTGCCTTTCCTTGCATTGCCTTGACTGCGAGTCGCATGGCGTCGTAGTATTCGGCCCTCAACGCGCAGTCAGAATCCCATTGAGGGTAAGAGTCGGGCTTCAACGCCTCGTAGAACGCTTTCGCCCCGGCTACGATTTCCTCGTCCGTGGGCCGGCGCGTGGCTCCGGCGATAAAACCGGCCTCGTATTCCTTGCTCTTGGTCGTGCCACGTATTTCCTCGGGGGATAGACGGACACCTCGTCGGAGGACAGCCCACTTCGCGTCACTGCTGATGATGCTCATAGCCGGCCTCGTTCCTGATTGTGAACGAGGCAATCGTCCATAGCCTGAGCAAGTTCCTCGTCGGTGATATCGAACGCCGTCGCCACGTTCACCAAGGTTTGCAACACGTCCGCCCACTCGGCCATCAGGTCTCGGCGGGCCGTGGAATCGCCTTTGACCAGACGTTTCCCGGCCTCCACCATCTCCGCCGCCTCTTCGAGCGTCTTCAACAACAGCCACTTGTCGGGCGTGAGACGGCCGAAAGATTCGACCGGAGGCATCTGGACGATACGATTGCTCATGCCTCCACCGCCTTGGCCGGACGGAACGGAGCTTGAGTGGTCACTTGCTTGCTGTTGAGGCCCGACCACACAGGACCGATGACGGGGGATTCCGGGTCACCGATAAGCAAAGCGACCAACTTCGAATCGTCCATGCCGGAGATGGCGACGCTCCACAAGGCATTGTCCTTATCCCACCACAGTCCGTCATGGTCAGGCAGCTTCGGTTTCCGGCGCAGGGCGTAGGCGAAGTTTGAATTAAACATCCAATCGTGGAAGTCGGGAATCTCTGCCTGTACCATGACTGCAAGGGTGCAGTCTGTTTCGTCATCATCATCGACAGCGACAACGAAGAATCTATTGCCGTTCGTCGCGACGAAGATATCGCCTTCACGCACGTCCTCGATGTCGTCGATACGCTCGTACTCGGGGTCATCCAACAGTTCAATGGACTCGATGTCCCTGTAGGGGACGAAGCGCTCTGCCCCTCGATTGGCAGAAATGGGCACGACGGAGCCGTTTCTACTGCGCCTAATGTGCCCGGAACAGTCGGTGATTCCTGTAAGCACGGCACCGGCCACAAATGTGACCTTGACGTGCAGGTTTGCCATCTCTTCGCAGGTCTTGCCTTCCCAGAATGGTTTCTCACTGCTCATTGTTTTTCTCCTTCTTTTCGTTCGCTTCGAACGCGTCCAGCAGATTGCATTCGGCGAGCATGAGATGCGCCTGGGCGCGGGTCATTGATTTCAGCGTCTTCGCGTCGGCGGCGGCCATCCAGCCGAGAGCATTCACTTTCTCTTCGAGCAGGTGGGTTTGCGTCGCGAGATCACGCAATCGACCATCAAGCAGCATGGTCATCGGTTTCCTCCTTGTTGAGTCGTATTTCTATTTCAATGCACAGGTCAAGGGCGGCCTGCCATCCGTGTTGGTAGGCGTATAGCGCGGTCTCCGGCCGGCTCATGCCGCCGATTTCCGTGGCCTCCAACAGCCACGCCATCGCACGCTCCTGCGGGGTCGGGAACTTCGTGCTCATGGTCTCGCCTCCAGTTTTCGCTTGGTTTCCGGGTCCGTGTACAGGGTGCAGGTGACGCCGTGCTGACGCGCGTACTCCATGCAGGCCCTCAGGGCGATCCGGTGCCCGTTCGCCTTGTTCTGCCAGTATGTGCGGTGCAGCCGCCATTGCAGGTCGGCGGACTGGTCGAACACCTCGTTGGCCACGAGGAAGTCGCCGAAACCGCCCTCGCTGCAGAAATCCGTCTGCCGTCCGCTGTCCGGGGACGTTGCCGACTGGCGCATGCGGTTGAGGTCCAGCGGCGTGACACGGTTGTGCGTGCCGTTCACGCTTTCTCGCTTGTACCAGGTATCGACCAGTTTGCGCGCCTCGTCCAATGTGATGCTCGCGTCCAATGCGGCGGCCCATGCGGCGTTCGCGTCGTCGCCGGTGCGGACGCTGCCATCCATGGCGGCGACGTAGCTGACGAGCTGTCCAGCTTCCAAAGCGTTCACGATGATTCACCTCCCTGCGCCGCCAACCGGCGGCATTCCTCCAACGACTTGCCCTGCACGTAGGGCGGCAGTCCGGGATGCTGTTGCGCGTATCCCGCGTTGCCCGGCAACGGGTCGGCGCGTGACCGGGGCAGCGGCCAGCCGGGGTAGAGTTCCGCGAACTGCTGCCGCCACGAGTCGAGCTCACGGTCCGCTTTCGTCGGTTTCCTCGGCTTCCGGGGTTTGGGCTTGTTGAGCCAGCCCTGGTTGTTGAGCCAGCGGGCAGGCTTCTGCCAGTAGCCGGCGTTCGACTCGTCCGCCGCGTAGTTGCTCATCGCGGCTATCAGCGTCGCGTTGTTCGTCTCCCGGATCGCGCGTTTCCATGCCGCGTATGCTTCGGGCTTGTCGGCCTGCCATGCGCACGCGGCCCAAAACTGTTCGAACGGTTGGGGATAATCCTCGAAGCCCCCGCTGGGGGTTTGGGGGTTATATATAAAATTCTTTTGGTTATTGGTTCTTGGTTCTTGGTTGTCCGTTTCAACCCCATTACCGGAGCGTTCGTAATGCATTACATCGTCATTACCGGGTTCTTGGTTGTCCGTTTCAACCCCATTACCCTCGGTTTTACGGGCCTCACGCCAACGCCTCACACGCTCACGGTTCGCCTCCGCCTTGGCCTTGATATCCTCCGCGCTGTTCTGGTACTTCAGATAAGAGCGCAGCGTGTAGACGCTGCCGGCCTCGTCGGCGACGATAAGCCCGGACTCGGCGAGCGTTTCCACGTCCTCGTCCGAGGCATTGAGGATGTACAGCAAAGTCTTTCGGCTGATCCGCCCGTCGGAGGAGTGGTCGGAGCACCAGCTGATGGCCAGCACGAACAGCAGTGCCGCAGCGGGGTTCTGCCTGCGCAGCATGGACACGTCCTCGTCCTGCCAGAAGTCATTGCTCAGCCTCGCGTAACCGGCCATCATCGGCCTCCTTTCTCTTGTCTCTTTGGTATTCGGCTATCAATGCCAGCAGTTCGGTGCTGTCGCTCATGTCCTCGATGCCCTCCGAAGGCTCCGGGTACGCCTTGGCCACGTCCGCGCCGGTCAGGGCGGGCATTTCGCCGCGGGTGACGAAGCCCCAGAAGTCCTCGGCGGCTTTGATTACAGCGTGAATGTCGTCCTCGTCACGCTCGAAACGCACCTCCACCGGCTCGCTTTCGCCGATATCCGCGTAGAACACGCCCCACGTGAAGCCGGTGACGGCCATGTAATGCGTGACCTGCGCCATGTAGTACTGCGGGGCCACGAGCTCGCCCGTCTCGTCGTGCCAGTCGGTGCGCCCACGGTTCGCGTTCGCCGTCTTGATCTCCAGCACCCCGAACGAATCCGACTCGGGGTCGTAGATGAAACCGTCCAGCGAGGCGTGCATCAACGGATGCTGCTTGGATACCAAGGAAATGTCGGTGCCGTCGATGACCTGGTACTCCGGGTGCAGTTGGCGGAACCGGCGGCGCAGTTCGACCTCCAAGGCGTTGCCCTTGATGATCGCCCACTTGCCGCTGATATCCTCCGGCTGCTGACGGTTCGTCTTCTCCAACCACAGGTCGTAGGGGGTCGAGTACGGGTTGAGGCCGAGAATCGTGCTCATGTCCGAGCCGCCGACACCCAGTGCGCGGAACGCGTGCCACGCACTCTCACGCTCCTTCTTCGTGTGCTGGCGGAAACGGTGCACGTCGAACAGTCCGGTCGCCTGCGCTGCCATGTCAACGGTCACTCGCTTCATTCCTGCTCCTTAGCTTCGACTTGCTGACGTATTCCACTCGCGCGCTCACCCTGCGCCGTTGCCTGTCGATGACGACCATGCCCGGCAACGGCATCACGTACAGGTACGGGTTGCCGGTCTGACTGTTCCGGTCGCTGATCAGATCCATAAACTCCACGATCAGTTCGCCCGGCGTCATGCTCATGCCCTCGTCCGTGATCGGGCTTCATAGTTCCACCGTGTCCGTCATCCGTATCCTCTCGTAGTCCGACGAGCCGTAGCCCGGCCTCGTGGATGCTCAGGCCAATGAGGCTCGCGAGGCTCTGGCGTGTGGGGTGGGCGGTCAGGATGTCCAGGTTGGGCAGCAGCCGGGCCGCGACCGCCAGCCACATGTCGTTGTCATCGGCGCTCATGCGGCCTCCGTCCTGTATTGCAGCTTGTTCTCGGTCGCCCAGCGGGTCAGATCGTCGATGGGGTAGACCACCCGGCGCGTGTCCCTTTTCCGGCCTTCGCGTTTCACCCCGCGTTTGCGGAATCGCGGGCCTCCTCCCGTGTAGCGCAGGTTCTCAAGCGTGTGCTTGGCGACCGTGTGGTTGAGGAATTCGACGGCCTGTTTCGTGGTGAGCTCCCGAATCGATTCATCCATCGGAGTATCCTTTCTGTTGAGAGTTTTTCTTCTCGCCCCCGTGCCAGCGGGGGCTTTCTTTTTTTGAACTTGCGTTCGTGGACGGCCACGGAATCGAACCGTGGTCCCGGTCTTTGCCGCGCACACATGACCTACGCGATCTCGACTGGGGGCAACCTGCACCGCCCGTGACGCCGGCCCGAATAGTAAACGCTGGTAGCAGGCCGACGCCGGTTCAAGAAAACTGACACCGTATCTGTCAGTTGTTTTTTCAGTTATCAACGTGGGTTACCGGTTTTCCTTCCGCTTGGCCGGCCGGTTTTCCACGCCGTCCGGCAAGACTGTTATTCGACGCCCGCCTCGCTCAAAACGAGGCACAGGAGCCGCAGGGGAACGAGCCCGAAGCCCATGAGCGCGGCCAAACCGTTGCCGATGGGATGCGCGCAACCCGTGTGGGTCATCACCCAGCCGATGCACACCGCGAACACGATGGCCCAGAAGATGAGACGGCTCATGAAACCATGGGAAGGTTCGGTGGCCTCCGGCTTCCGGTAACCGCTGAAGTGATGGCCGTAATCCTTGGCGTTCAT